CGTCTATCAAATTGTAACGTTAGCTGGGACAATAACACTACCAATCAATTAGAATGGATTAGAGAGCTTCCTATGAGCTTCTAGGAGCATTATGGATTGGATTACTTGGTGGTGTGGTTGGTGGGTTTGTTGGAGGTTGTTCGTAATATTATGTAATATTTTTGTTATATAACTGTAATATAAAAATTGTTGACTTTTTTAAATTAAAGTTTTATAATAGATTTATCAAATAAAGAAAGGAATTATATTATATGAATTTACAAGATTTTATTATTTGGCAATTTTTATTATACTTACCAATTATAGGTTTAATTTGTTTTGAATTTTTTTTATAAAAATGCTTGACAAACAAAAAAAGAATGATATACTTAATTCACAAATAAAAAAAGGAGTCAATATTATGACAAAACTTACATTTAAACTTATTTTCCATCTTTATCCACAAGATACAAATGAATACACTTTATCAATCTTTAAAAAATTGATGGATAGAGTTCTAGAACCATCACCTGAACATAACAGTAATGGCTATCGCGGAGAGAAGATTATAAAATTACAAATATCTTCTTCTTCTTCTCTTGATAACAATACCATTAAGAAAAGATTAGAATTAGAATTTAATGAACATTACCGAAAATTATATAATATTAAAAAAGGTAAATATCAATCACCATCTAAATTTATGGTATATGATAATGAAAAACAAAAATACATTTTTGCAAAAGATATTAAGGATATATTAAAATGATTATAATAAATCAATATTTAAATGAAGAAAAACATAGATATGAAGTATTTATTGAAAATTTATATTGTGGTGTGTTATTATATCATTTTGTAAAATATGATAATGTTATAAAACAAGAATTTATTAAAAAAGTTATTGAGTTATTAGAAGATTATTTTAATGATGATAGTATCTTAACACCAAAAGAAATGAAAGAAAGAATTTCAATTCTTTGTAAACAATTTAATATTATTCAATTACAAATTGAAAGGGGGTGATTTTATCCGACAAGAGGTTTTAAACGATATTATTAGCGCTATTAAGCGCTATAAGGAGCGTGACCCAACATATAAAGCTTTGGTAATTTATATATTAGAAGAATTAGAAAGTTGCATTTTGGGTTACAATAACAACTTACAACTTAACTACCTATTTACAATGCTTAAAGATAGTTACTATCTTATGGAATTATATAACACAATTAATAAAAGAAAAGGAAAATAACAATGACAATGACAAAAGAACAAAATCAATTTTCATCAATCAATATTATCGGTAAAATCTCTGCTACATCAAATAAAGTATCAGAAGATTTCAAACAAGAAACACCAACTAAAACAGTTTACATTGTACCAAAAGACAAGAAAGAAATTGAAAAACTTGAAAAATTTGGTCTACCACTTTACACACCTAAAGAAAAAGGGGCAGAAAGTTACACTATTGTAAAATCAGCTAAAACTGTAAAACATTTTAAATCAACAAAAGATAAAAAACCACAAAAAATGCTTATGACTGTTGAAGATGAAAACAAACAACATTTACTTAACATTTACACAGAAAAAAACGTAATCCTTAATATCACAAAAGTAAAAACACAAAAAGGAAAGAATGATTTTTACCGTTTGACCGCTATTCTAGCACCAGTTGATGCAATTATAGAAGTTGAACCAACAAATCCATTTGAAGATTTGGAAGTTTCAGAAGATGAACTAACATTTTAATGTATGAAACGTGATAAAAAATATTGGGATAGATATGAAAGTAAATCTATCTCTGGGAAGATGGCGCTACCTAGAGCCCCTTCAAAAGGTTATAAAAATACAGTTTATGATAGTTCGAAATATGCCAAGAACATTTACACAACAGATAGAGATGGTAGCAAATTTACTTATGGTGTACAGATACAGAAAACGTATGTTACAGATTTAGATATGTTAAGACGAGCTAATGAAGTATTATTTACTAATTTATATAGTCATTTAAAAGAGCCTATAATAATAACTTCTCCAGCCACTTATACTGAGTTAGCTAGTCTTGTATCTGGTAAGTATAAAAAAATACTTGAAGAATTTGCTGATGTTAAAAGAGAAATTAAGTATAATGCTATTGATGATGAACAAAATAAACACATTCAACAATTTATGTCTGTTTTAGCTATTCGTGAACATTCCATAACAAATGTAATGAAACGTATAAAACGATTTAATCATAATATGAAATCAGAGTTATACAATGGTTATACAAATAAGAAATATAAATATGCAGTAAACATTGTTACTTATGCATTTTTATATTAAAAGAAAGAGGGAAAAAATGGAAATTAACACAAAAGAAGAATTAATCTCATTTCTTGAGGGGTTAAAAAACGATGTTGAAACCATCAAGGCTTTTACACGTCAAGAAACAACAGAAGAAACAACAGAAGAAACACCAGAAGAAACACTAGAACAAGAAACAGATGCTGAAATCGCAAAACTTTTGGAGGAAAAATAAATATGGACTTTATGAAATCACACTATAATGATGAAAAGCTTGATAAATCAAATGAATTAAATAGTTCAATGACTATCAACGAAACAACACAAGCTGATGAATATACACGGAAATTACAAAATTTAGGAGGTAATGCTTAATGGTGAATGGAATTATAAAAGCTAGTAAACAAGCCTTGATTGAATTCAATAAGGCAAATGGCACTGCTTGGACATTTGGGGGGAATCTTACAACCAATAAGACAGAATTTGAAACATTCATTAATAAATTCTTGTTCCCTAAACTAACTGAAACAGAACTTGTTTCAGAAATTCTTGGAAATCGTTTCCAACGGTTTGCAGTTGAGCAAGATTTTATCGGTCAGTATTCAGAAGAATATGTAATTTTGGATAGTGTACCAGTAGATATGAACCTATCCAAAAAAGATGAATTGTTCCTTAAACGTAACTATCCTTTTATTGCTTCCAAAATTTATGGTAACTCATGGTTTCGTAAGGTTAAATTCACACTTAACGATAATGATGTAAGACAGAATTTTGTAACACTGGCTGACGCTACTAAGTATGCTATCGGTGTTCTTAAAAAGAAAATTTCAGACATCAATATTACAGAAGAAGCAGAATTTAAGGCAATGTTGATTGAATATGCTTTGAATGTAGCAAAAGAAAAGCGAACAGCTTCTACTAAAGAAGAAGTCATTAATAAATTGTCACTAGCTATTCTAAACATGCAAAATAACTCAGATAAATATAATGAAACGTCAACTGCTTCTGGTGGTGCGCTTGGACGATATACAACAGTATCAAGTATTGATGATTTGTTAATTATTACAAGTGATGAAATCAAAGCTGTCCTATTGAATACACAAATTGCAACAAGTTATAATATTCAAGGCTTGGATATTACTAACAAAATCATTTCATTTAATGATTTGGGAGGTGTTTACAAGCTTAAAGAAGATTTTACACTTTCAACTAATGACCAAATTACTAAATTGTCTGCTATGGGTGACTATCAATCAGAAAAAGGCGATGTAATTGAAGCTGGTACAATCTTTACTTTTGATGTAACATCAATTTTTGGAGCAGATAAGGTACAAGAAATCAAACCAACAACTGAAAACTTTGCTTTGGTGCTTGATAAGCGAGCAATTCGCTACAAGCAGTACACTAAAGATATGATAGTTAATTTCTTCAATCCTGAGTATAAGGAGTGGAACTATTGGCTTCATTACTATAGCTTTAAATCAATCTCACCATTTTACAATAAAATTGTAATCGGCGGATAAACTTAAGGGGGTATATTCGCCCCCTTTATTTTTATTAATAAGGGGTATAAATGGATTTTAATACAATAGAACAGTCTTTCAAAGAAAAAATAAAAGAAAGGGTTGTTACTCATAGAAATAGGTTTTATAAACTTATATATAACCGTTACGCTGAAATTTTACCATTTACAATATCTTATGAAAATATCGATGAACGTTTCAAGGTTGATTTAATTCAACTAGAAAGCATGTTAAGACATAGCTATAATGTTGCTATTGGTGAAGATGTGACAGGTGATATTGTAATTCTGGGATATGTAAATTTAAGTAATAAAAATAATTTTGATTATCATTATTTACCTAAGACATATACTAAAAAAGATATTAATTTTTTAATAAATGAAGCGTATATTTTACCAGAATATAATCAACTTAATCAATATAATAAAAATGGTAATTTTATTGTTATTCAAAACAAGGTATATAATTATATTAATGATTATGAAATTATAGAACATTATGCAGAAGAAATTGCTGAAATTTCTTTATCACGCTTTAGTCTTATTTTACAAGCAAAAGTAATGACTTTTTTTAGGGGTGATTTAAACGGTGACGATTTAGAAGAAGTGATTGATGACCTATTCAATGGTTCGCCAGCAATTAAAACATCGGTACAATTTGATGTAAACGAAAATATTATTCGTTTTGATAATGGAAATATTACATCAACATTAACAGAATTGAAAAGAGAATTTCAAAACAAGTTATCTGAACTTAATTCTATGCTTGGTCTTTCATCTCTTGGTGTTGATAAAGAAAGTGGTGTTTCAGATGAAGAAGCACAATCAAACGCTTCTTTCAAGAAATCTAATGAGAATATCTATTTGTTTGCTAGAAATAATGCTCTTAAATTTCTTAATGAAAGATATGAAATGGATATACACGCTGAATTTTCTGAAAACATGATAAAAGAACTTTCAAGCCTTGAAAAAATGGAGATGTTAAGTAAATGACAGTAAAACTATATAGTATTTTAACAAGTTTGATTGATAATGCAGACATTGAAACGAATTTTACTAATAAATTTAATCAACTTTATCACAACAACCCAAACTACAATATTAGTAGAATGATAAGTAACTATGAAGAAGAAGGAAATGAATTAACATATCTAGTACAATATTATTTGACTTATGGATTGCAGTTTTTAGGCAATAATAGAAAACGTTTCGAAAAAGAACTTTTAAGTAAATTTTATAATCGTAAAATTAAAGTACAAACTATTGATTTGTGGAATAATTTATTAGTTGGATTTGTAAGTGAACATCAAGATATTATAAAAAATATGTATAATATTGATGATTGGTTAAAAGGAAAAAGTAACACCAAAACAACTAGTGATAGTCAAGGTGAAAATCGTACAAATAATATTAATAGTTCACAACCTCAAACACAAACAAATGTTACTTTAAATCAAGATAGTATTGATTATGCAGATGATTTATCTATTAATAAAGGTAAAACTAGTAATAGTAATGTTTCAACTTATCTATCAGAAAATCACGATTTAAAAACTTTAATTGATTATCAGAAAATTACTAATGAATTTTGGGATAAACTAGACTTAGCTTTATTCTCACAAGTGGGGTAAAATATAAATGGAAGAAAGAAATCAAGATAATTTTAATCAAATGGAAAGTCATTCAAAATATCCATGGTCTACTAATTGGTCTTTAGAAAACCATTATCAGCCGTGGTATGATGATAGGCGAGATTATAATACAAATGCACCATCTTATTATGATTATCTAGCTAACACTAACCGTTATCTGGATAAATTAACATGGCTAACAAACCGTGTAGCTCGTCGAAATATTAATGTTCAATCGACTAATGCAATTCGTTACACTAAAGAATTTGACTGGATTGACGAGGGAAAAGAGCGAGGAATAAACTGGCATGATGTAATCAATCTTAAATGCGAATTAGTACTATCAAAATTAGTCAAGAGATTGCAATATCAGCAAATAGATGGACAATATAAAGATTTGGAAAGTCCAAACTCTCTTGTAATTGAAAATGATGGTCTTTATAATCCAGATGTAACGAACTATCTTTTAGAACTAAATAAAGACCTCCGTGCACTCAATCAAAAACTTGAAACCTTGAAAGCTGACATCTTGCGTGAAGTAGAACAACGAAACAACGCTATGACTGAAAAAATGAAAGAATTTGAGCGGAAGATTGATGAAAAAATCGGTGGCATTCAAGGGCAACAAAATCAAGGAATGACACAAGAACAAATAAATAATTTGAGCAAGGCGCTTGCAGATAGTACATCAGCACTTGAAAAAATTACTAAGAATGAACAATCATTGCAAGCTATGTTAAATAGTGTGTTTGCAAGTGGTGGTATTACCAATAATGAAATTGGAACAACTACTTTTAAAGAAAATGTAAATCTGGTAACTGGTAATATTAATGTATATACTAGTGAAGATAAGATTAATTACTTAGCTAGTCATGCTACTAATTCAGACAAACAAAATGATTTAATGGTAAAATAAGGGGGTAGGTTATGAGATTATCTCTTAAAGATTATGTTTTCTCTGATAATACTAGTCCGGGACAAGTAAAACATTCATACGCAAATTATAGGTATAATAATTTATTTTTATCAACAAATTATTTTAAATCTAATACATTTTTAAAATTAAAAGATAATAACATTTTTAAAGGTCTAACAAAACCATATTTTAATAGAAATAATAAAAATGTTATTGTTAGAGTAGAAAGTAATTATTTTTTATCACAAAATGATGATGATGGAATTATTACTTTAAATTTTAGAAATGTCGATGAAGAAGGTCAAACTGTTAATACATATAGTATAGAATTACTATTTAATATACATAAAAATTCTTTTGAAGAAAAAATAGTTGCTCTCGAATGGATTAATATTACATCAGATAAACCTAATAGAAGTATAAAATATGAGGTTGATTTAGGTGAATTAGGAAAATTTACAGATTTAACAGAATATGATTTAGTAGAAGAAATATCTTATCAGAATGAAGAAGCATATATAAAATATCCTGAAAATTATTCTTATGACGCTCATTATGATAATAACATACCTAAAGTGTCATTTGAAAATAATATATTTCCTTATAAATCAGGTGAATATAACCAAAGATTTTATAGAATTAATAATAATGACCCGGCTTTAACAATTAAAGCAATTGGGGCTTTAGCAACCGATACTATTAAAATTTATTTTACTGATATTGTAGATATTAAAAAATATTATAGACAAGGGTGTTTGTTTGATACTGATTCATTCAAAGGAGTAAAAAAACTTAGTAAAAAGTTATATTTAGGTACAAATGAAGTACCAGAAGATGAAATAGCTAATTCTGAAAAAGTAGATACAGGACATGTAAGGATTTTTAAAGACTCCAATTATAAACAAGCTAAATATATAGAAAGTGATAATGTATGAATTTAACCAAATTTGTTTTTTTTGAAAACACCGAATTAGTAAATATCCAGAATACAATTCATTTTGAAGATAATCAAATAAGGGATGATTTTTTTAATCGATATAATAAACTTGAATTTGAAAGTCTTTTCAATTTTCGTAGGGATAGGGGCTTACTAAAAGTCCCTAAACTCTATGAGGATTTGTTAAAATATAATTATGGATATTTTACTAATCAGAAAGAAAATAAACTATACTACTTTTTTATTACAGATTATGAGTATTTAAATGATAATACAACACTTGTTACTATTATGCCAGATTTTGTAATGACATTTTGTCAAGGTAAGAGATTAAACGAAGTTGGACAAGTAGAGATTATTCGCCAACATGTTACACAAAATAGGTATAATGATTTAGAGCAATATTTAAGAAATACAGATGATACTTTACAAGTTAAATCATTAAAGTATATTAAACACCTATCTATACCAATGCTTGAAAGCTATATTCTTTTAACAACAAGCGTTGACCTTGAAGCTGATTTTGGTACTGAAAAAAAACCAGTTTTACGTTCTTCAACTGGTGGTGTATTCGATGGTATGAAGTCAATGCTTAACGCTTACATTATACCATCTGAAAAATGGGATAGTTTTTTAACTCATTTATCATCTTTTCCTTGGATAGCTCAAAATATAAAAGAAGCATGTCAAATACCATCTTTACTTATAAATTTAGAAGAACAGAAAAAAGTAAAATTTAAAGATAGTGAAGTGGAATTTTACAAACTCAAAAAAGGGGGTAAATCAAAAGAAATTGATTTAGGTCAAATAAATATAAACAAAGAAACATTGTTAAATATGTTAGGAATTGATAATATGCCCCATCTTTTAAGAAATGGCTATTTCACTTTTGAACTTACTGACTTTAGCGGAAATATAGTACCTTTAGAGCCATCTAAATTATATCAAGGTTTGAAGTTTAGAGCTGTTTCAACAATAGGTTATAATAATTTACTTAAAATTTATCCTATAGGGTATAATAACGAATTAGGTGATAAGAAAGGTACATATTTGAATGTAAACCTTTCATTTATTGAATTTAATAAAATGAGCACCGTTATAGATACTGCTAAACTCGAATGGGCTAAAGGGGCTTATAACCGTGAATTAGACAATAGTAAAACTATTTCAGGTAGAGCACAGAAAATAATGGATAGTAATAGTTCTATTCAAGATAAGTTCTTTAATGCTATGAGTGTATTCTCTACGTTTAAAGGTGGTATTGGGTCAGTTGCTGGAGCATTTTCTGATGAATACGATTATTACCGTAAACAGAAAGCAGACAAACAAACTCTAGCCTTAAACGCTAATCAAGTAAATGATGGAAATTACCCTAATAGTTTACTATTAAAAGATAGTACATACGGTATTCATCTATTAATTTCAGCCCCACATAAATTTGAATTAGATAAACTAAAACAATACTATAATTTATACGGTTTTGATTTTGATGAAAAACTGGAACAATTAGAGCCAGTGAACAGTATGAATAATGTAAACTATGTACAATTTAAGGGTAACTGGTATTTAAGCGAAGCAGACCCTCAAATAAACATAGTACTTAAAACAATTTTTGAAAATGGGGTAAAATTCTGGCATTATGACGGAACACAAAATAAACAAATAAATAGACCTATTTTAGTAAATAATTGGAGAGGTTAATATTATGAGTAAAAAATATAAGACAGAGGAATATATTAAATTCCTTAGTCAACCTTTTAAAAATAATTTTGGTATTAAAAAAGATGATATAGCAAATTGGTTTATGGCACAAAATGGTGCGCAACCAGTTATTAGGTCTTATGGTGTTACTAAAAAAAATCTATTAGATACTTATATACCTAAATTAGAGGAACTTTTAGGAGGATATACTTTTTTTCTAGCCTATACAGTAACTGAAAGTGGTGGTGCTGGCAACTGGATAAATCATTATGCTAGAGATACAGGGTCAAATGGTTTGGAATGTTTAATACATGATTGTGAGTACCTCATAAAAATAAATAAAGAACATCACCCAGTAAGTCTATCAGCACCAGAAGTTTTTGCTCCAGCTGTAGAAGATGAACATGGAAAATGTCAAGCAGTATATGATAATTTAGGTGTAAATACTATAGGTAAAGTATTTATGCCATCAACTATGGCGGGTAATGCTTGGGTTTTTGCTACAAATTGGTGTAACCAAAATAGAGGTGGTGTTCCTTATGTTTATTTTGGTAATCCTTATGATACCATTATAGATATGATAAAAAACATGGGTGGTGACCCATTCGGAGGAGTAGACCAAAAATCAGGAAAATCTCTAGCACCATCTAAAGAACCAAGTAGAAACACATCTAAAGGTGAGTTTTATAGTTTACTATTACAACTAATAGAAAAATTGAAAGAGGGGATAGAAGATATTTTTGACGGTGATTTACATGATGTAACAAACAATAGAGATATTTTTACAAATCATATTTTAAAAGTAGAAACTAATTTAAACAATCTACATACTAGTTTAGATTTAGAATATCTTGATAGTATTTTTAAACCACTAATCGATGGTATTAATTCAGCAAATGATTTAAAAAATAAGGCAACTGATTGGAATAGTCAACCTAGAAAAAGGCAAGCTAAAAATGATAATTTGAAAACCAATCAAAAAACTAATATTCAAGAAAAAGTAAATGCTATTAGAAATTTACAAGGTCAATATTTAGGAGATGGACAGTGTTACGCTTTAGTAAGTTATTACAGTAATAGTATCTCAAATGGTTATCATATATCTTATAGTTTAGGTAATCCACCATCAGGATTTGCTATTGGTGATACTTTAAGGGCTTCAAATATTGGTAGTGGTTGGAATTGGGGCGCTATTGGCTGGACTGTAAAAGAGGGTAAACAAGAAAATATTAAAGTTGGTGATATATTTAATGTTGCTAGTTATGCTGGTGGTATTTGGCAGACTGGAGAGTACGGACATACAGGAGTAATAACTGGTTATGATGGTAATAATGTAGAAGTTACTGACCAAAATTATTTAGGCTATCCAGTATCGGTAAGGTCTTATCCAGTAGGTCAGTTTATAAGTGGTATAACAAGTTTAATTTCTCCCCCATAGAAAGGTATAAAATGTTTAAACTTAAAAAAGACTTTAAAAAGTGGGTACAAAAATATAGGAAAAAAAATATTCCAAAAGAATATAATCAATTACTTTGGTTAGATGAATTAACTAAAGATACAATAGATGTTTATTTATCAATTACAAATCGTGGTGACGGAAAATCATTCAATACTATTGGTGCTTGTCTTAAAATGGGTTATGATTTGGATTTAAAACCTATCTTTATTGTGCGACATTGGGAACTACAGACATTGTTTCGTAACCTGATAGATAATGTGGTGGAAACAATTGGATTTTGGGAAGTTGAAAATTTATGGTATGTAAACCAACAAGACTATATTATTATTGGTTATGAAGATAAGGAAATAGGTTTAATTGCTGATATTAATAACGCAAGTGACCTTAAATTTTCAAGCTTTAAATTGAAAGAATTTCCTTTAATTGTATATGATGAATTTCTCGCCCTTGATGATGATTATGTACCAAATGAATTGCAAAAGATAAAAACTATTTATCAATCAATAGATAGGGTTAAACCTAAAGACAGGCCTTTTGGTATAAAACCTAAAATGATTTTACTTGCTAATCCAATAAATTTTAATTCTCCAGTTTTAGAATGGCTTGATTTTTATAGTTTAATTGAAAAACATAAAATGAATACCATAAAACAATATGGAAATAAATTAATAGAGTTAAGACAAAATGAACAAGTAAACAAAAATAAAAATACATCTATTTTTGATGTAGAAAATGATAGCAATTTTACTGGTATGTTTGAAATCAATCATCACAATTTAGTTAGTAAAGTATTATTTGATAAAATTAAATCGGAAGTATGTCCATCTGTTATTAAATTAGAAAGTGATAAATATATTAATTTTTATGTATGGAATGGTAACTATGTAATAGATATTACCAGTAAGGGAGATTACCAGTATTGTTTAAATTTAGAAGATATGAAAGATGATGTAATATATTTGTATCCTAATAAGTACTTTAATGATACATTTCATAACAAATATAGGAAAGATATTATTAAATTTACTAATACATTTAGTAAAAATTATATTTATAACAATCCTAATTACATGGATTTAAACTTATTTAAACTAATCAATTACAATACAACTACAACACAACAAAAAGTTGAAATTTCAAAGGAAAGAAATTTACTACAAAAATTAGGTAAAATGTATGAAAACTTATCATAAACCTTATGGTAACATAAAAGAATTTATTGAATATATTAAACATGGATACACATTACTAGCTTATGATATAGAAACGTTTACTTATAATTTTAAAGATGGTAATATTAAACCCTCTCTTTTAAAAAGTGTGATGTACTCATTCACGATTGGTTTTATATTAGATGATGAAACGTATTATATTATATTTAATAATTTTCAACATTTTTTTGAATGGTCGAAGCCTTATTTTAAGAAGTCTAAACTGTATGTATTAAATGCACACAATGGTAATAGATATGATAATCATTTTATAAGATATGAACTGGTAAAATATTATAACTGTAAAGTAGTAAATGAATATCTTAAAAATGCTATTGAAAATGACAACACTGAAACATTTTCTATTTTGGAAGATGGTAATTTGTTGGAAAAAAGGGTTAAAAGTAAAAATAATCTGGAATTGAAATTTAAATTAGATGGAGTTAAATTTAAAACAGAAGATAATTGGGTAAAGACTAATACTAGTATAGCTGTTATTGGAAAGAAATTGCTTGATAAAGATTTAATTACAAAAGAATTTCTAAAAACAGATTATGATTATATTAAATATAATTTAGATGATGACTTAACAGATGATGAATTAGAGGGGTACATAAGAGAAATTTTTATTAATTTAACAGAAGATGAAAAGATTTATATAAGAAATGATGTAATTATTTTAATATTAGGAATAAAATATTATAGTGATTTATTCTTCGGTTTTTCATATAAAGAGCCTACATTTACAAGTAATATTAAGCATTCATATATTACCAATAATGAAAAAGCGGAATTTCAACTTTTAAAACAAAATAGAGGTAGAGAACTATTTGCCTTTGGGGATTATAAATTTAAAGATTTAAATTGTTTTGATTACTTTAACAATTTCTATAATGGTGGTTTAAATTTTTATAATGATAATAAAATAGGGAAAATATTAGAGAATGGTTTTAGCCTTGATATTAATAGTTCATACCCTTATGTTATGTTTAATGAAAAATTTCCTATGTATCCTATTTCATACTCTGAAAAAATGAAACATTTAAAACTATCATTTAAAGATGATGAAATATCATTTTTTACCATGTTGATTGATGAATTTAATGATTTAATTTCCATGATACCATCTAAGATTATAAAGCAAATGTATGTTAAATATTATAGGATTGTAAATGGCGAAGTCTATCTAAATACAAATAGTATTCGTCTTTTAAATGAACTATTTAATTTAAATATTGATAGTTTGTTTGTATCATCTTATGTAACCTTTAAATGTAGTGAATTTGGTGCAAAAGATATAATTGATAAATATTACTATATTAAGACTCAAGGAAAAGCTAAATATAAATTAGACTATAAAAATGCTACTGACATATATTTAACAGATGTAAAAAATGATGTTGTATTTACTAGTGATGAAATAGCTGGTTCTAAAGTAAACCTCAATGGTATTTATGGTGTACCAGCCCTTAGACTATTCTTTGACTTGTTTCGCATTGATGAACAAGGGGAATATTATAATATTAATAGTGGATTTCGAAATAAAGAAAGAAATGTATTATTTTCAGCAACAGTTACAAGCTATGCCATGTATAACTTGCTTTCACCTCTAAAATATATCAATAAAGATATTGATAAATGGTTTTGGTATTGTGACACTGATAGCCTATACCTTGATGAAAAGGCTTTTAAATACTTACCTAAAGAATTATTCCACAAAATGAATTTAGGGAAATGGGATATAGAAAATGAAAGTATTGATAAATTTTATATATTAAATCATAAGAAATACTGTTATCTTGTAGATGATGAAATCAAAATACATGCCGGTGGTGTAAGACTTAAAAGTTTTGTTTTAAATGTTCCTTTTGAAAAATTTATAGAGAACCAATTTTCTGATGGTGTACAAATTAAGAGCACAAAGTCCATTTTAAATCAGTTTATGACTATTAGTATTTATGAAAGCTTTATTGATTTAAAACAAGGTGGAAAATACCCTTTATATCACTCAACAGAAAAAGAAAAGATTTTAGATAATGTAAAATCTAAATTATCAATGGGTTTGCTAGATGAACAAGATTTAATGTACATTGAAACTGAATTGGGTATTATTTCAGCTAGAGATTTAATACCTAAACAAGATGAAAACGGACAAAAATTTGATGAATTAATGGACAAAATGATTGATTATGGACAAGATTTTATTTGACATTTACGATATTATGTGATATACTTTTATTATCTTAATGAAAGGAGGTATTGAATATAGATAGAAAGGAGGTGAATTTATGGGATTATTTATAGCTGTTTCACAAGCTTTTAAAAGTGATTTGCTTGTTATCTTTCTATTCTTAGTACTCTTCGATTTTACAACAGGGTATTTAAAGGCTCTTAAATGGAAAGTTGTTTCTAGTGATGTTGGAACGAAAGGAGTAATTAAACACACGACAACATTTTTATTTTATGCGATGTTGACGACTGGTGGGTATTACTTCCACGCACAAGTAATTGCAAATTCTGTTCTTTTAATGGTAATGCTTACTTATATTACTAGCATTATGGAAAATTTAGCAGTTATGGGTGTATATGTACCTACATTCTTAAAAACAAGAGTAGAAAAAGAATTGAAAGAAATTGAAGAAAAATTGAACAAAGGAGAATAAATAATGGAAATTGTATCATGGTTTGAAAATAGAGTAGGTCAGTTGACCTATTCTATGACTGGTAGTCGCAATGGTGCTGATGGTACTGCGGACTGCTCAGGTAGTATTTCACAAGCGCTGAAAGAAGCTGGAGCACAGATTGTCGGTCTGCCGTCAACGGTTACACTTGGACATTGGTTAGCTAAAAATGGTTGGGTACGCATTGCTAAGAATGAGGACTGGAACGCACAACGGAATGACATTGTACTTATGTCTTGGGGTGTTGATATGAGCCAATCTGGAGGTGCTGGTGGACATGTAGGCGCTATGATGGACAGTGAACGATTTATTAGCACAGATTATAGTACAAGTGGTGCTATTGGTAGTGCTGTTTCTATTTGGAAATGGAACGATTACTACCTAAGAGCATGTCAAACTGGTTTGTCTTATATTGAAGTTTGGCGCTATCAAGGTAGTGCTACAAATGCACCATCAAATGTTAGTCGGAGCAGTAGAAAAAAAGCATATTATAGAGCAGATAGTGTCGTGCTCCACAATGGAATTTGGCAAGTACGTTGTGACGAACTTGTGCCTGTTGGTTTTGACTGGACAGAAAATGGTATCCCTGTAGCATTGATTAACTGGGTTGATAGTAACGGTAATAACATTGCTGATGGAAATGATTGGGATTTCAAAACAGGTATGTATTTCAGTTTTGAAATTGATGAAAACAGTATTACAGATACTGGTGATGGTGGATATTACGGTGGATACTACTACAGACGATTTGGCTTTGGTCAGTTCGGAAATGTTTGGCTTTCTGCATGGGATAAAAACCATCTAGTAAACGGATAATAAATTAATAAAAAATAAAATATAGAAAGACTATATAAGTAAGATTAATAAAATATAAAAGAAAGGACTTTTCGATTTTTTCTAAATAAGTGATACCTTAAACCTTTACCAAATGGTAAGGGTTTTTGTAATGTAATTGTAACACAAATGCAACATAAAAGTATTGACAAATTTTATTTATTAGTGTATAATGAATATAGAAATTAAGAAAGAGGTAATAACCCACCAACCACACCACCAAGTAATCCAATCCATAATGCTCCTAGAAGCTCATAGGAAGCTCTCTAATCCATTCTAATTGATTGGTAGTGTTATTGTCCCAGCTAACGTTACAATTTGATAGACG